CTGTGGGATAGCTTGAAACACCGGGCGGGGCGGCGAAGTTAGCACCCCAGAGCGACAAGGCTGACGGGTCATGCGACCGACGGGTCAGCGTGTGAAGGGCAGGCCTAGGATGGGCTAGGTCTGCTCGCTCGGGGTCAGTTGCATCCTAGTAGTCCTATAGGGCTATAACCTAAAGATCGGTATTGACGCCAGTTATTTACCGGGTGTAGTCTCCAGTTTCAGAGGAGGCTGCATGGAACTGAATCACTTTCCAATAAAGATTGCGATCAATCGCGAATCTCGTGTCGCCTGCATTACGCAGATCGTACCGAACGGAAACCCACAAAAGCTTTTCATACACGCCGATCAGGCGATGCAGATTGCAGAGTTCCTGTCCAAGGAATTCGGCAAGCGCAAGGGCAGGGGCATCCCAGAAGGAAGTGATGCGGACTTCGAGCGGTTCTGGTCTGCCTATCCAGTCAAGACATCCAAGGCCGGTGCGCTGTCATCTTGGAAGCGCAGTCACGCCAACAAACATCTCGACAAGATCCTCGCCCACATCGAAGCGATGAAGGCTTCTGATCAGTGGAAGCGCGGATTCATTCCGCATGCGACCACGTACCTTAATCAGCGCAGGTACGAGGACGAGCAGAAACGCGCTGAAAATCCTTGGGACAACGCAGTGTGAGGCAACCATGTCACGAGAAGACATTTTAATTTTTGCTGCTTTCTGTATCGGCTGGATGTGCAGACCGGTCTGGGATGGATTCATCAAGCCAGAGATTCAATCCATGAGGAACCGGAGATGACCAAGTCAAAGCGCCGCATGTGGACGCTACTGCTGACAGTCACGTTCCCACTGTGGGTCATTCCTACTGTGGCGATTTTCTGGGTGGTGGCGTTCATTGCTCTGCTGTATGCGGCATCTGCTGACTGCGTAGAGATTGTCGAAGACTTCATCTTGAATAGAGGCAAGCGTAGGAATGACATCGATGAACAAGGCTGACAAAACAATCAAGGCAATCAACCCGGATCACTATCAGGGCGAGATCGAATGCATCGACGCACTTCGAGTGTGCCTGTCAGAGGAAGAGTTCCGTGGCTACTGCAAGGGCAGCGCTATTGCGTACTTGTGGCGGCACGGCAAGAAGGATGACCCTGTTCAAGAGGCTGGCAAGGCAAGTTGGTACGTGCAGTGGCTTCGCAACGTAGACCCGAGAGGCGACCGATGAGCAGTTCGTATAACCGTAGGCACCCAAGACTCAGCCTTGATCAATACAAACAGCTGATTCGCATCCACCAGAACCGCAAACAACTAGCGCGTGGCGTGTTCTCCAAGTTTGTCAGAGAACTTGGCGTACCCCAGTCAACAGTTGCGACATGCCTGCGAAGAGGCGTGAAGCGGTACGACTACATACTGTGGAAGTCCGGCGATGATTGTGCAATTGAACGAGGTTGAGTGCAGGATTGCCGAGTACATGGCGAAGCGGCGATATCAGATGTCGCGAGAGCAGGGAATCGTTGACCGCAAGATAGGCTCGCAGTCTAACGAACTGACAGACCTAGAAGGTATCGCCGCCGAGATTGCATTCTGCAAACTGGCCAACGTGTACCCAGACCTAGATCCGTCCAGCCCGAAGAAGGAGGACTGTGTGCTGCGAGACGGAAGGCGAGTCGATGTGAAGGCAACAGTCCACAACAACGGGCGATTAGTTGTTGCTCGATGGAAGCAGCCGGATGACGTTGACCTGTACGCACTCATGATCGGGAAGTTTCCAACCTACCGATGTGCGGGCATCATGACATCTGATGAAATAATTCGTAGTGACAGACTCAAAAGTTTAGGGTATGGTCTTAGTTATGTTGCAGATCAAGAGGAACTGCAACGTCCTGACGAATTCTTTGGTGGCGAATGAAACTTCCAGAAGGCGCTGATCGAATACTTCGAGTACGCATGCAAGGGAAAATCCCTAGCAACATGCTGATCGTTTCGTTCTTTGATAAGCCGCGCATTAACTACGATCCGATTGTGTATGCAAGACCAGAGGAGACTTATGACTGGCGCTTCGCTGCCCGCATGGATACCGTGATGGTATGCCCGATTGATATGCGGAACATGCAACGCCACATGAAGGCCATGCTCGCGCATGTCGCCCGACCGCTGAACTACTTCCATCCAGACGCGGAACTGGGTGGCAACGTGTATCTGTTCCCCGAGGCCGATTCGATTGACGCATGGGTGCAGGGGAAGATCACGAAGTCACAATGGAAGTGGCACCTAGACCATCTACCGTGGCTAGATTCCCAGAACTATGAATTCCAAAAATTTCTAAGGGAAACTGCTTGTGAATCTGATAGACGATACCATTGACTTCAAAGAGTATCTCGACTACGCAGAGGGAAGCGAGAAGGTACTGCCTGCCTCGACGTTCCTAGACGCTGTAATCGATAGGATACATGGCGAGACTGCCAACAACAGTCCGGTCACACCGTGGCCTCGTGTTGGCGATAACTTCCAGATGCGACCCGGCGAAGTGACACTGTGGGCTGGCATCAACGGGCACGGCAAGACGCTCGTGACCAGTCAGGTTGCGCTGCATCTCATGGTGCAGGCCAAGAAGGTATGCATCGCATCGTTCGAGATGAAGGCCGACGCAACGATGGCGCGTATGGTCAAGCAGTCTGGCGCTAGCGGGCTGCCGACTCACGATTTCATTCGGCGATTCCACAACTGGACTGACGGGCTGCTGTGGATTTACGACCAGCAGGGCGTGGTCGATCCTGACACGCTGCGAGGCGTGATGCTTTACGCACGAAACAAGCTTGGCGTCGAGCATTTCTTTATCGACTCGATGATGAAGGTTGTTCGCGGCGACGACGACTACAACGGCCAGAAAGATTTTGTGAACAGCGTGTGCGCTATTGCTCAGGACACTGGCATGCATGTCCACCTAATCGCTCACGTTCGCAAGCGCGAGGATGAGTACACCATGCCGAACAAGTTCGACGTGAAGGGCAGCGGCTCGATTACGGACTTGGTGGACAACGTGTGCATTGTTTGGCGCAACCGCTCGAAAGAACGTAAGTTGATGGACAAGCAGTTGTCCCCGGCGGAACTTGAAGATACAAAGAAACTGCCAGACTCTGTGCTTCAGTGGAGCAAGCAGCGGCACTTCGAGTGGGAAGGAAAGGCTGCGCTGTGGCTGACGCAAGGCGCACAGAGTTTCGTTGACCAACTCGGCAACTCACCGTATCGATGGGAGCCGCCGATGATTCAGGTCAAACCGGCATCGATTGTTGTGAAGGAGGACAACTGTGAAGTATTCGAGTGAGCAGGTCGCTGCCCTGAAGCAGTCGCGCATAAACAATCCCGACATCGCATCGTTCATTGACGCTGTGCGGCATCAATTCCCATCCGCCAAACTGACTCACCTGAGTAGCCCCGAGATCGAGGTTGGCGAGGCGTGGCCTGATGGAGTGTCTAGTGCGGAGGCAAAGAGTTGGTTCGTGAGGCCGACCAAGAAAGTGCCGAAGTCCAAGAGGCTGACCAAGAAAGAACTGGCAAAAGACGTGACGAGGTACAAGTGAAACAGAGGTATTGCTCGAACTGTGGGAAGCACCGCGACGAAACGAGCGGCATCTGGAAGAAAGTCAGCAGTGGTCGCCGCTGGATATGTAAGTCGTGCGTAGACCGATCAGTGAAGGGTAGTTTTCTAGCGCCGAGGGTAAAGAAATGAATCAGGAAATGGTTGCGTTCCAAGGTGAGGTGATGTTGCTAGGCTGGGCTGACAGCAGCACGAGAGGCAGGACTGTTACGTTCCTGCTGGACGAAGACGCTGACGCTCATCCGTTCAAAGACTTTACGATCAAGTCTGGCAAGCGTTCTGGACAGCGCTTCATGTGCGTGTTGGTCGAGATCAACGAAGACGAGCAGCCGGTCAAGCAGGAACAGCGCAACTCACAGTTGGCGTACCTGTGGTGCAACGACGCTGAGTTTTTATTCTGGTCGAAGGCCAAGGATTCAAGCGATGCCCGCGAGAGAATGCTCAAGGCATGCAAGGTGAACAGTCGAGGACAGCTGGACACAGGCGATGCCGCTGTTGCATTTGAGAGTTTGATCAAGCAGCCATTCTTGCGATGGCGTCAGACAAAGAATCAGGTAGAACTGTGACCTATCGGAACAGGCAACTGTTGGATGTGGCGCGTCACGCCACACAATGCATGATGTGCGACAGGCACAATTGCGGAACAGTTGTCGCTGCTCACAGTAACCAGCAACGCGATGGCAAAGGTATCGGACACAAAGCAGCCGACTATCGCATCGCATTCCTGTGCTACGACTGCCACACGCAGATCGATCAGGGCAATACGATGACTCGCGCAGAGAAGCAGGAGCAGTGGGAGAACGCTCACCGCAAAACAGTCGGCTGGCTGTTCGAGAACGGATACCTGCAAGTGGTGAAGCCGTGAAGCGCTGCCCGGTGTGCGGGCTGGAGAATACCGGTGGTGTTCCTCATGCATACCACAGGCAGCAGAGGAAGAGGCATCCAGACTTGGACTCGGTGATTGCCAGTCACAATTCGGATATCCGATACGCAATCTTTATCGCCGAATTAATGATCGATGCGATAACTGAATACCAGAGGAGGAAGCGACGTGGGGAAAAGACAAAGGCAACGAGGCGCAGAAACGGAGCGAGAGGTGGCCAACTTCCTGAGCGAGCAGTTGGGCATGGAGATCAAGCGAAAGTTGGGGCAGGCTCGGGACTCGGGGGAAGATATCAGCGTCTATCCTTATCGTATCGAGGTAAAAAGAAGAAAGAAGCTAGCCGTCACGGATTTCATCGAGCAGTGCGAGACCGGGGTTCAGCCCGGTGAGGTTCCGATTGTGATCATGCGAGTCGATGGCGACACTCGACCACTAGTGATGCTTCGGCTTGAGCATTTCATTGAGACCATGAAAGAGAAAATACAACGAGGACTAACATGAAGTTGATCAACGGTTTTGACGGAGCCATTGTTGGCACGGCATCAGTGCATGGCGAGTACGGCCAGACGCACCGAGCGATATACAGCGGACACGGGATCGTAAACATACTCATGTCTTCGAGCGGCATGTCGTACGACGAAGCCATCGAGTACATCAGTTTCAACATCAGCGATTCGTTCTTGGAGAGCGATGCGCCTATCGTGATGTGGCCAGCCAGCAAGCAGCAGATACTTGAGGAGATGAGCGATGCCGAGCAATGAAAGAATCGGCCTCGCGCTGAACTCGAAGAACCTGAAGAGCGACGAGACACACGTTGACTCCGACTTGGTTGCCGCGCTGGCGTATGCATCATCGCTAGGCGGTACGTTGCAAATGCTGGTATCTGGTGGGTACAACGAGGAGATGTCAAAGGCAGCGACCGAGTTGGCTCGTGTGCTGAAGAAAGCATGCAGAAGGCGGAACTGGGGGATGAGTTGGGATGCCGCGCAGAAGGCTGCGAGGCAGGGGCTGGCCGAGTGGATGATCGGCTGCTGCCGTGGGTGCAATGGATCAGGCAAGACGCTGCTCAATTACGGCATCGATGAGGCCGACCAGAAAGAAGAGCAGTGCCTGATATGCGAGGGGACTGGGGCGTTCATTCCGACGTGGGATTGGCGGGCTGAGGTGATGGGTCTGAGGGAGACCGATTCCGCCGTGTGGTGGGGGAAGCGCATCGAGTTGGCTAAAGAGATTGCCGACGATGCATTCAACACCGCCCGCAGGCAGGTCACCAAGCAGATGACCGCCTGACGGACGGGTTCAACAACAACTGAACAAATGTTGCAAGCGACTGTACACGCAGGTACAATCTGTGGTAGGTGCATTCCAACTATAACTATATTGCGCGCCGACTCCGGGGAAGTCTTGTCTCCGAGAAGCAGAGGGGGTTGCCCCCCTCACGCCACCCGCCTGTGGTCGGCAGCCTTCAGTTGGTCAATCACCTTACGCAGCGCGATTGAGTGCAGGTCTTCAATGCGACGAACCGAAGCGCCAATCTCGTAGGCTTCGGAAAGCAACTCATCGCAAGTGCCGATACCGAACGCGACCACCTCGACATCGAACATCGCCTTGCTGGCGCGGGTTAGCAGCCGAACTTTCTTCGACTCGCCGAACCCGTCCGTGATCACGATCACGATGCGTCGGCCAGCCTTGCGCTGCGACAGTTGTTGGACAACTGCTCGAAGGCAGGTGTAGTCCGGCGTACCGCCGTTCGCGATCTGCCCCATCTTCACGAAGTGGTGCGGGATGCTGGCAGTGCGATCCTCGAAGCGCTTGGCGACCACGAGGACACCATTGCGGACTTCGCGTGACTCGGTGGTTTTAATATCCCCGAACATGTCGCGGCCAGATGACATCTGGACGTGATCGTAAGTGCTGGGTGATCGGAACCCGACCACCTCGCACTCAGCGCCAGCGGCCTCCGCAGCCTGAGCGATCGTCCACGCAAGGTGAGCCGAAGTTTTGGCGTTTTGTCCGTTCATTGAGCCAGACAAGTCAACCAGCACCGACACCGAAGTGTGGATGCCTTCGCTCTCCCATCGGCGCTTGAAGACTGACTCGCTGCCGCTGAACATGCGCGGCGCACGTCGGCCATCGAACCGCCCGCTGACAGCACCGCTGTCCCAGCCGCAACGCTCGGGAGCCTTGAGGATCTGGTACAGGCGCGACTTCAGCGCGGGCAGCACCGCCTTCGATAGCGTTCGAGCGGCTCGGCGCAAAGAGGCTTCGTCCTTTTGCATCGAACTCCACTTCCGCATTTCGCTGCGACCCGGAGCAGGCGCGACCGGCAGTTCAATCGAGAACGGCACACGCTCTCGAACGCGCTTGAACACCTCGCCGATATCCGGCTCAGGCGACTTGCACAGTTGTTCGTCGTACTGTTCAGTCTTGTCTTCAAAAGGCTCGTCACCTGAACCAGTACCGCAAGCGTCATCGCCGTCGCCCGAGTCATCGCTGTCACCAGCGCCTGACATCGAGACTTCACTTTCATCGCCAGCCTCGACCGTGTTGGCGATGTCAGAGTCAGCCTCAGCTAACTCGTCTTCGCCGTCTTCGCCGCTGTCACCAGCGTCGGACTCGTCGGACTCGTCGGAGTCGCCAGAGTCTTGCTGCTGCTGTTCCTGCTGTTGAGGCTGCTGCCACGGCATACGCTCAGGCTCATGTTCCTGATTGACATCTTCGAGTTGCTTCCAGCCTTCGAGGAACTTCACCGCCAGACCAAGCGCCTGACCGGTTCCATCACGATCCAGCGACAGGCTTGGCATCGCGTCGGCAACCGCCTTGTACAGGCTTCTCTTCGGCTCAGGAATGCGGGCGAGCAGCGACTTGGCGAACCCGTTGCCATCGCCGTATGCGGCGCGGCAGATCAGCGCGAGAGCGAACGGTGCGCTGTTGATCGATGCCGGGTTGAACGATGCGTCGAGTTTCGACGTGTAGTGCGACATCAAGCGCTTGAAGCCTGAACGCAGGCCATTAGCGCGGCCAGAGACGATCATCGCATGCTCGATGCGGGCATCCTCAATGCCGTTCCACAGTTTGCAAATCAGGGCATGCTGAGGGCTGCTGTACCGATTCAGCGCCGTGTTGTCAGTGAAGGCAACGTGACCAAGTTCGTGACCAGTGTAGGCGGCGATCAGGTCAGCCTCTTGACGCGACACATACGAGTTGTCCGGCATCGCAGGGTAGTTGATCCGGTACGCGATGACCTTCGACTTGTCTATCGACATCTGCCACTGAGCGTATGCGATCTCGCCACCGAAGGTGACAGTGCCAGCGCCTGACATCACGGCATCGCTGCCGAGCAGCACTCGCAGTTGTTTTTGCGAGTGGACTAGTGCGGCAGCCTTGATGGCCGCAGATTTAATCTTTTGCATGTTGCTTCCTCACGCCACTTCCGGCGTACTGTTTTGATCAGGTTGCTCGACCGGCTCAGGGATCGCCAGCCCAGCCATCGCCGCCTCGATGACGGCGTCGGACATGTTTGCCTTCCAAATTTGCTGTAGCACCTCGCGTGACTCAGGCGATGCTCGATTGACCATCGTCTGCTCAAACGCCATGCGCGTCGGCATTTTGTCAGCCAGCGCCTCAGCGAGATAAAACGCCTCGCGCAGCGTCGGAACGTGATCCAACTGACTAGACTGACCAGCCTGCCGCATCACATCGAGCAGCCTGACAATCAACGTCGCAAGATTGACGTGGACGCCAGTGCGATTGCTGATCACGAGTGCCTCGTCAGCAGGCTTCAGGTAACTGAACTCGACTGTGCGAGCGAAACGATTGACGAACGCGACGTTCATCTCGCGAACGCCCACATACATGCCGGTGTAGTCGCCGCGACCGTTCGAGTTGTCAGCAGCGAAGAACACCACGCCCGGAGCCTTGCGAATCACTTCGCCAGTCTCAGGCACCGTGACCACGCCCTCCGGCTCCAGCGGCGCGTGAAGTGCCGACAGGTACTCAGGGCGAGCGAACGACACTTCATCGAGCAGGATCACAGCACCGGGTCGCACGAAGCCTCGCAGGATGATGCCGTGCTGGTACACGGTCGATCCGTTGCGGACACGCTCGCCGCCGATGAACTCGTACCGCTCAGCGCCAGAATCGAACGATACGCGAACAAAGGCGCGACCAAGGCCAGCGCACAGGTTGCGTACGAACTCGGTCTTGCCGGTGCCTGCTTGGCCAGCCAGCCAGACGTTGCGACCGCGAGCAATCGCAGTCACAGCAGCGAACAGTTGTTCCGGGTTGAACTTGTACAGCGGATCGAGCGACGGCGCTGCCGGATCGTTCCACACCTCGACCTCGTGATCAGCGTACCGCCCACGGATTCCGAAGACCTCGCGCAGCGACTTGCGGGCGACGATCTCGACATTCGGCACTTCGACCGACGCAGAAGGCGCAGGGGCGGCGACCGATCCGAGGGAGCCTGAGATAAGCCCCATCGATGCAATCGCCTCAGAAACGCTCTCAGGCGGTAATGATGACACTTGCTCGATGAAGTCCTGCTTGGACTTGCGGGCGTAGTCGCCAGCGGAGCCGGTAACCCGGCGAACCAACTCCACGAGTTGGGACTTGGACATTTGGTTGATCATGGGAGCCTCACAGTTGTTGTTGATTGTCTGACCTCGTCAGGCAGTGCATGACACTGCGACAGGGACGCCTCACGGCGAGCCTGTTTCGGTCTACTGAGCCATCTCCTTGATGCCAGCGATGCGACCATCGAACCGGCCAAGTTGGTATATGTACACCAGCGTTGCGCGTACCGACTCAGCAGACGGCGGGAATCCGCACTGGGCGGTCTCGCCGAAGCGCCGCATCAGGGTCTCGACGATCCGCTCGACTTCGGCGTTGGGATACTTTTCCATGATCAATCCTCCAAGCGGGTTGCGATTAGGTAGGCAGCGACCAGCATGACGGCGACCAGCCACATGCGTACGGCGTAGAACAGAAAGACTTCCATCACTTCACCTCCCAAACCTCGTGTCCGCGACCACTGGTCGCGTCACGGTTGTCGCGGTCGCGGCTGAGTTTGAATTCAGCCACGGCAGCGTACTTGTGCCAGTCTTTGCCGGTCATCTCGATCCGAGCATTCTTGGCGTAATCGAAGCCAGCGAATTTGGTTCGCGGCGGCAGTTTGATCATTTTCATCATTCACCTCACAGGTCGTACAGCGATACGCTGGTGGACATCACTTCCGAAACGACTTCGGCGAGTTGCTCTTCAGTAAGCAACTGCCGCACCTTTTTCGCATCGATGCGGCTCGATGACCGCTCCGATACGACAGCGCGAAAAACGTCGCCGCGATACTCGCCAGCGCCGGACTCACGCAGGATTTTCTTGATGGCCTCAGCCTGAGCATTCAGGGTGGCAATCTGTGCGTTAAGCGCACCAAGTTGATCGACGATTTGCATATAGCCTCACAGTTGTTGTTGATAGTTGTTGGTCTCGTCAGTGGCAGCGTGACTGCCAGACCGGGGCGAACCCCGGTTTCGACCTATTGCCCAGTGGCTTTCCATCGCTGCGCGTTCATGCGGCCACCTGTGAGAGTTTGGTTTCATGTATGGACTCTTCAGCATGGACGCAGCCCAAATCTGTAAAGGCTTCGTCATCGTCCTCCCATGTTTCCATCGCCAGCTCTTCAGCCTCGGCGGCGTTCTCTGCCTCAACTTCAACTTGATAAATGCGGTGTTCGATACGGGCGATTTGTACTGTGTAAAGTTTCATGCGGTTTCCACTCCAGTTGTTGTTAACAGTTGTTGGTCTCATCAGCACCCGCATCACGGGTATGCTGACTAAGTAGCAGGGCACGTTTTCGCATAAACTCGAAGAACCCCTGCAACCACTCGACGGCTTCGGGGTCGTTCTCGACGTTCGCCTCTGGATCGTCTAAGTCGCAGTAACCAAGGGCATCATCGACCAGTTCCACCCAGCCACTGAATTCGGCGCTGTAGCACTCGCCGTAAACGTGGCGCAGCCCGTACACGGCGCGAACGCTGCCGTCATCTAGTTGCAGTGCGCGGATGATCGACGCTGGAATAGCGGACTCGATGGGAAGCATGGGGATCTCCTAGAAGTTGTTGGTCTCGTCAGTGGCGGCCTCACCGCCAGACCGGCTCGCGCCGGTTTCGACCTAATCCTCGTAGTTGCTTGCTTCAGGGTGCGGCTCGACTGACCCCTTGTAGTACGGGTTGCGGTACCACACGTCCCGGTCGCTCAAGATCCAGCACACGTCACGCCGCTGGGCACCGACGTTATCCGCATACTCGCGGTCTGCCTGAGCCATCGTGGCGTACTCATCGTAGGCTTGAGCGATCATGTTGTAGTGACTGTTCATGTCTGTCTCCAGTTGTTGTTAACAGTTGTGACTCAGTGCAGCGTCCTCAGCGAAGACGCTCTACTGAGTCAAGTTTCCCGGTACGTTGGGCAGATACTGGTCTGCTTTAGGCCGGACTCCCTTCGGAGCCGCCGGGGCTGCTGCTCGCCCATCCCGGCACCAGAACCTTTGTTTTTCACCTAGCGGCTTGGCCTGTCTGGGAGGCCAGTGATGGGAAGTCTGAACAGTTCAACAACTGTTGTCAACAACTTTTTTTAACATTTGTCGAAATAGATGTTTTCCCCTAGGAAAATAGGAGTTTTGAAATGATGAAGGGCAAAATGCACGGGAAAAAGCGCGGAAAGATGCACGGCAAAGAGGAAGGCTCGAAGCACGGGCGTGCTGAGATGCGTGCGTTGAAGCGCGGCGGCGCGAGTCAGGCCGTGATGGCTGACGAGGCCGCTGAATACGGCATGAAGCATGGCGGCATGGTCGGCAGCGGCTGTGGCGGATATCGCGGCAAGCAGGACTACGGCAAGCGCTGATGCCCGCGAAGAAGTCAACAGTCAATGCCGCTGGTAATTACACCAAGCCAGCGTTACGCAAACGACTGTTCGAGGAAATCAAAGGGAAGGCCACTCACGGCACGAAAGCCGGACAGTGGTCTGCCCGCAAGGCACAGTTGTTGGCGAAAGAGTACAAGGCCAAGGGCGGCGGCTACCGATGAAAGCGCCGCAACGCAGCCTGAAAGAGTGGACGGCGCAGAAGTGGCGCACCAAGTCTGGGAAGCCCTCCAGCAAAACGGGAGAGCGGTATCTCCCGGAGGCCGCTATAAAGGCACTAACGCCGCAAGAGTACGCAAAAACCAGCGCCGCCAAGCGAGCAGGGACGAAGCGAGGCAAGCAGCATGTAAGGCAGCCCGAGAAAATCGCTCGCAAGACGGCTCGATACAGGTGAGGCAATGAGCGACAGTAAGCGTGAGGAAAAACGCCGCGCCGCCCGAGAGCGTAAAGACGCTGCACAGCGGCAAGAACTCGCCATAGAGCGAGAGAGAGAGCAGGAAGCCTTCAAGGCACTGCAAGAGTCCCGACAGAAGGGAATCATGGGGAGACCCAGTTCCTACACGGACGAGCGAGCAGACGAACTCTGCACATGGATCGCGCAGGGGAATAGCCTCCGCAGTTTCTGCAAGTTGCATGGGATGGAAGCCCAGACGGTGTACCGGTGGATGCGTGAGCGGCCAGACTTCCAACAGCGCTACGCACGCGCACACGAGGATCGTGCCGACTCCCTCGCGGACGAAATGTGCGATATCGCGGACGAAGTGGCCGCCAACGGGGGCAGCATCGAGGCCGTACAGGCCGCCCGACTGCGTATCGACACGCGTAAGTGGATCGCCGCCAAGTTGCGACCGGGCAGGTGGGGAGAGGTGCAGGCTCCCAAGGCGCAGACCGCCGTCACCTTCAAGATCGGACTGCCGCTCATGGACAAGGGGGGTGGGGGAATCACCATCGACGCGACTCCCGCTGTTGAGGCGCTGACAGACGAGTCCCGGTAGGCTAGCGGGCGACACGCGGTTCCTATCGTAGGCGAGCGGCACCCTCGGCGACGGCCAGCCAGCGGCACTCTCGCGACGCCCCCAGCGGGACTCGGGCAGCGACGTGGCGGCGGCTTTGGTTCCACCACACATACCTCCTCACACGCACTGGTTGACTTCGGTCGCGCCAGACCCCCCATGCTGGCCATCGAGCAGCGCACCGGGGGGCTATGTTGACATCTCGTAAAATTTTTTTTCGGCTGCCCTAGGCGGCTATGTACCCAATCGGCCACGGGGTGCCTCCTCATCTACCCCAAGTCAGGTTCGCCTCCCCTGACGGTAGTGGCGCGGGATGTCGTAACCCGCAACTACTGGAGGTTTTATGAGCTTGATACCGACGAAGTTTCAGGTGATGGGCTGCACAGTGGAAGTGCAGATACGTTCTGCTGAGGAGTGGGGATATGAGGATGGCGTGGTTGGGATCTACGACCCAATGCGCCACAAGATCCAACTCCTTCAAGCGGATCTCCAGATGATGGAGCATGCGTACTTTCATGAGCTAGTTCACTGCGTGTTGCACACCCTAGGGCGGGAGAAGCTGTCCTCCGATGAGCAACTCGTGGACACCGTGGCGGGCCTGTTACATCAGGCGATGAAGACCGCCGTATACAACAAAGGTAAATGAGGCAATGAAGCGTAAGTATTCTGATGAGGAGATGCAGGCAGCCCTTGCTCGCAACGGATTTGCCCGCGAGAAGACTGCTCTGGAATTGGGACTATCGATACGGAACCTGATGGTTCACTTGGCGCGATGGAAGGCGCAGGGTTACGAGATACCAGAATCCCCGTACCGCAAGAAGGTCGAGGGTCGGCTGATCAGTAAGCCTGAGTATGAAATCGAGACGCCGCCGGAAGACGACATCCCAATCGATGATCTGGTGGAAATGCGGAAACGGCAGTTTGCCGCCAAGCGTGACCACGAAGAAGCGGCGAAGCTGATCCCGGTCAAGATCAAGATGAAGGGGGCTATCGGCCTCCTGCACTTTGGTGACCCGCACGTAGATGACGACGGCACCGATATCGCCGCCCTTGAGGAACACACCCGCCTCGTCCGCGAGACTGAGGGCATGTTTGCTTGTAACGTAGGCGATACGATCAACAACTGGTGCGGCAGACTAGCCCGCCTCTACGGCGAGCAGGCTACGTCAGCGGCGCAGGCTTGGCGTTTGGCTGAGTGGTTCGTTGGCCGGTGTGACTGGCTATACATGATCGGCGGTAACCACGACTTGTGGTCTGGTGCCGGTGACCCGCTCAAGTGGATCGCCAAGCAGCAGAACTCGATGTACAAGGCCAGCGAGGCTCGTATCTCGCTAAACTTTCCGAATGGCCTGAGCGTGCGGGTGAATGCCCGCCATGACCACTCTGGCTCTTCGATCTGGAATCCGGCTCACGGGCCGATGAAGGCTGCGTTGATGGGTACTCGTGACCACATCTACGTTGCCGGACACAAGCACGAGTCAGCGTACTCTGTACTCAAGGACGCTATCAGTGGCATTACTATGCATGCGCTGAAGGTTTCGAGCTACAAGATCTACGACCGATTCGCCAAAGAGAGAGGGTTCAGGGACAACACCCTGAGTCCTTGCGCTGTCACGGTAATCAACCCCGACCTGCCTGAGACGCACCCTGATCTGATCAAGGTGTTCTGGGAACCCAGCGAGGCGGTGAAGTACCTCAACTACTTGCGGAAGAAGTGATGGAACTTCAAACAGCATTCAATGTGATACTGGGCTTAGCATCTACAGCCCTAGGCTGGTTTGCTAGGGAACTCTGGTCGGCAGTTAATGATCTGAAGAAAGACTTGTCGAAGCTCAGAGAAGATATCCCGAAGAGCTACTTGAGTAGAGATGATTACCGAGAAGACCTCAGAGAGTTGAAAGGCATGCTCGAAAAGATCTTCGATCGATTAGAGAACAAGGCCGACAAATGAGCGACGATATTGAATTACTGAAAGTGCAGATCAGAGCAGAGCTGCAGCGACTTGAGGCGAACTCATCTGCCAAGGACGTAGCAGGCAAGGCTATTGGAAAGCATGGCCTTGCTTACATCACAACGATTGTTGTTATCGGTGTTCTGTCGAGCCTTGCTCTGGACGCCGACAAGATTGCCGCCGTAATGGGGCTTCTTGGTGCCTCGCTGACCGCATTGATTTCAATGCTGGCTAACATCGCTGGGGCAACTGAGAAGGAAGAAAAGCCAGAGTTTGAGGTTATTAAGAGTCTTGTCGCCAAATTGGACAAGCTCGATCGCAAGGAGCAGCCCATGCGTGTTGACGTAGAGGGCGACCATGTGACCGTTACCAAAGGCGAAGATGTAGTGAGGGCAAGCAAATGATGACTCTTATCTCGACATTCATGTCATTTCTTGCCGGAGGTCTTCCGAAGATTCTTTCGATGCTGCAAGACCGTCAGGACAAGAAGCACGAGCTTGCGCTTGTCGCCGCTCAGAAGGAGCGAGAGCTTGCTTTGGCTGAGCGTGGATTCCTTGCTCAGGCCAAGGTCGAGGAAATTAAGCTGGAGCAGATCCAGACGCAGATGGCAGGCGAAGAGCGTCAAGCTTTGTACGCTCACGACATCGAGCTTGGCAAGGGTGCTTCTCAGTGGATGATCAACTTACGCGCTTCGGTGCGTCCGGTGGTAACCTACATTTTCGTTATCGAACTTGTAGCGCTTAACATCGCCGGGGTTTGGTACGCATACACGACTGGCATCCCGTTTGCGATTGCGATGGAGAATGTATTCTCGGATGACGAGATGCTGATCCTTAGCTCGATCATTGCATTCTGGTTCGGAACTCAAGCCTTCAATAAGAAGTGAAGACGAGTCCAAAAGCACTGTCGATGATTCGACACCACGAGGGTGTAAGGAACAAGCCGTACCTTTGCCCTGCTGGTTTGTGGACTGTTGGAGTCGGTCACGTTCTGTATCCAGAACAGGCCAGCCTTCCGGTAGTTCGCACACCGGAGAACGTCGGGAAGATGCTGCGTAAGGAATTCTCCTTACGACCGGAGGATAACCGTGTCTGGTCTTCTGCTGAAGTGGACGATCTTCTTTGTAAAGACCTTGCGCGATTTGAGCGTGGCGTTACCAGATATTGCCCTAATACTGCTGGTGACCAAGGCCGCTTCGATGCGCTGGTCAGCTTTTCATTCAATGTTGGGTTAGGGAATCTGCAACGCTCTAGCTTGCGGATGAAGAATAATCGAGGCGAGTTTGAGGATGCTGCTACTGAGTTCATGAAGTGGACTAAGGGTGGCGGTAGAGTGTTACCGGGACTTCTGAAGAGGCGCAGAGATGAACAGGCTTTGTACCTCTCATGTCAAAACTCGACAAGCTCGCTGATATAGCTGGTGCCGCATCAAACCCGCTGTCTGCCGCAAAGGCGACTGTGGAGTCTGCCCGTGGTTTAGTAAACGAGACCTATGGTCTTGTTGAAGACGTAAGGGCCATTGCGGAGAAAGAAGTTGCTCGCAAAGAGCAGAAAGTTCGCACCGCAGTCAGTAGTGACGTTAAGGCTAGGGAACGCGCCACCAAGGCCGTTACCCGGCGCGACACAAACAATGCGGTCACCGACTACAACACGACAACAGACGCCATCAAAGAGGCGACTCGTCAGACTCTGATCAACATCAAGAAAAAAGAAGAAGAGCATGCGCTGTACTGGTCTATGACTCAGGACGAGCGTTTTGAATATGATCGAGTAAGGAAAGAACAGAACGAGAAAATCCGCAAGGAACAATTACGCATTACTCGCGAAAAGTATGCGCGACAAGAACGCAACGAGCTGATAATAGGCGTTGTTATCGGACTTGTTTTGTTGGTCGGCGGACTTTACGGAATGCTCTTTTGGTTGGCATACGCCACACAAGATCCAAAGCTGATGTCCATTGTGGGCATCAATTGACGCTTGAATAAGGAGGCACTTATGAAAGCCAGTGATGTGAAGCGAGAGGGCGGCAAGATTGTCTACCGTGGACACAAGTTCCCCGGATTCAATAAGCCGATCAATGCTCCTGCTGGAGCAAAAGAGAAGAAGATGGTTCTTGCCAAGAAGGGCGAGGACGTAAAGCTTGTTCGCTTTGGTCTTCGTGGCATGCAGGACTACACGCAACATGGCAGCGAGAAACGCCGCGAGAACTACCTCTCTCGTTCCGCTGGTATCCGCGATAAGTCTGGCAAGCTGACTAAGGACGACAAGTTCTCAGCGAACTACTGGGCCAGAAAAGTTCTCTGGTAATGGAGGTTCAATACTTCCCACCGGGGCCAGCCTGCGAGGCCTTTCACTTAGACGACTCGTTCGTTCGGGGTCTGATGGGGCCGGTAGGTTCTGGCAAGTCCACTGCTTGCTGCTATGAGATTCTTATCCGTGGCGTTCGGCAGCAGCCGGGGCCGGACAAGATTCGACGCTCGCGATGGGCTGCGCTGCGTAACACCTATCCTGAACTCAAGTCCACCACGATCAAGACGTGGATGGATTGGATGAAGGATATTGCGGTCATGAAGTGGGACACGCCGATTACCTCAACCATTGCCATCGATAACATCGGTGACGGGACTGGGGTTGAGATCGAAGTCCTCTTCATCGCTATCGACAGACCTGAAGACGTGAACAAGCTTCGGTCGCTCGAACTCACAGGCGCGTGGATCAACGAAGCCTCTGAGATGGACAAGTCAGTCCTCGACATGTGTACGCAGCGTATTGGACGTTACCCGTCCAAGCGCGTTGGCGGCCCGTCATGGACTGGCGTGATCATGGATACCAACCCACCGGACGATGACAGCTGGTGGTATAAGCTGGCCGAAGAAGACAGACCGAAAGGTTACAAATTCTTTCGCCAGCCGGGAGGCCTCATGCAGGACTTGGACGAAAAGTCCGAGACCTACATGGAGTACATCCCAAACCCAAGAGCGGAGAACATCCAGAACCATAGCCTCGGTTACCAGTACTACTTGAATCAAGTTGCTGGAAAAACTGAAGACTGGATTAAGGTCTTCCTGCTTGGGGATTACGGCACCACGATGGACGGCAAACCCGTCTATCCTGAGTGGAACGATAAGGAGCATTACAGCGATACTCCGCTTACGCCGGTAGATGGTATGCCGGTTATCCTGTCGTTTGACTTTGGTCTGACCCCCGCCTGCGTGTTCTTGCAGATGTCTCCGAAGGGACAGCTTCTCGTACTCGATGAGCTTGTCTCTGAGGATATGGGCATTCGCCAGTTCTACTCAGAGGTGGTCAGGCCGTTCATTATGCAGAAGTACTCTCGCCATAGGATCGAGGCAGTTGGAGATCCGGCGGGCAACATTCGCGCACAGACTGACGAGAAGACCTGCATGCAGGAACTTCTTTCGCTTGGGATGATCTGCGAACCAGCACCGACGAACGAATTCTTGGCCCGCCGTGAAAGCGTGGCCTTTTTTCTTCAGCGCCTCTCATCTAGCGGGCCGGGGTTTATTCTTAGCCCTGACTGCAAGATGCTGCGTAAAGGGTTCAACGGTGGATATCGGTACGAGCGTATCCGCTCATCCGGTACGACGAAGTTCAAGGATCGTCCCGTTAAAGACAAGTTCTCTCACGTTCACGACGCCCTACAGTACGGCTGTCTACACATGAGGAATGAAATGAACCCCGTTCGACGCAAACCTATCAGAGAAGCAAGCACAGGCGGTTGGGTATAAAACATGGCACTTAAATCGGTCAAGTTACAAAAAGCGCAAGAGGCCTCGGTCATCGCTGATGAACCGGCAGTCTTGTCGCTTGCATCCTACGTCCGTCGTTGCTACGAAGAAGCAAAGACCGCGAAGTCTGATGTGACTGAGCGTTTGCTCCGCGCTGAACGCCAGCGTCGAGGCATGTACGACCCGGACAAGCTCGCAATGATTCGCGAGACTGGCGGCTCGGATATCTACATGATGCTCACGGACATTAAGTGTCGCGCAGCTGAGTCGTGGATCAAAGATGTAATCCTCTCGACTGGCGAGAAGTCTTGGAGCCTTTCTCCGACTGCGGAGCCAACTGTCCCAGAGGATCTGCGTAACGAGATTATTGAGGCCGTCACAATGGAGGCAGATGCCGTCCAGAGTGCTGGCATTGGCGTGAACCCGCAGACAATCGAAAAGCGCATGGAAGAGATTCATGCGGAAGTGAAGAAGCGTCTGCTGGAGCGAGCCAAGATGGCCTCCTCCAAGATGGAGAAGCGCATTCTCGATAAGATGCAGGACGCTAACTTCAACGGCATGTTGAGCGAAGTGATCTACGACTTCGTGACATTCCCGGCTGCCTTTATGAAAGGCCCGATGATCCGCACGAAGAACGTGCTGAAGTGGGGGCCGAATTGGCAGCCCAAGGTTGTCGAGGAGATCGTCGAGGACTTTGAGCGTGTCTCTCCGTACGACATCTTCCCGTCCCCGAACGCGACTACCTGCCAAGACGGATACTTGATCCACCGTCACCAGATGACTCGCGCCGACTTTGATGTCCTTCGCAACACTCCGTCGTTCAATACGGAAGCTGTTGACGAGGTCATGCGAGTTTATGGACGCTCTGGCTTGCGCGAACTTGTGCAGTCCGACACCGAACGTAACCTGCTTGAAGGCCGCAACAATACGCTGATTGGAACCGAGCTTATCGAAAGCGTCGAGTTCTGGGGTTCAGTGTCTGGATACATGCTCCGCGAGTGGGGCATGAAGGACGTTGAGGACTACCGCGAGTACGAAGTCAACGTCTGGCTGGTTGGTAGCTACGTGATCAAGTGCGTTAAGAACCCTGATCCGTTGGCCCGCCGCCCGTACTCCAAGGCTTCGTGGGAGTCCATCCCCGGCGCATTCTGGGGCTTGGCCCTGCCGGAAATGATGACCGACATCCAGACCGTGTGTAATGCCGCCGCTCGTGCGCTGGCAAACAACATGGGCATTGCCTCTGGCCCGCAGGTCGAAGTCTCTGTTGATCGTTTGCCGGACGGCGAGGATCTAACAAAGATCTACCCGTGGAAGATTTGGCAGACCACGTCTGACCGCACTGGCGGTGGCCAGCCTGCCGTTCGCTTCTATCAGCCGAGCATGAATGCAGACGCATTACTTGCGGTGTATCAGTACTTCCAGAGAATTGCTGACGAAGTGACTGGCGTGCCTAACTACATATACGGAAGCGGTCAGGCTTCAGGCGCTGGGCGTACCGCGTCTGGTCTTTCAATGCTGATGGAAAATGCCGCGAAAGGTATTAAGCAGGCTATCCTATCGCTCGATGCGGCAACTACCGATGTCATCCATCGCTTGTACGATCATCTGATGATCTACGACGACGACCAAGAAATTAAGGGCGATATGCAGATCGTCCCGGCTGGCGTCGTCGGAACGCTGCTCAAGGAGTCTGTACAGCAGCGCCGCAATGAGTTCTTGCAGATGACTGCCAACCCGGTTGACATCCAGATCATGGGGCCGAATGGCCGAGCCATGCTTCTACGAGAGGCGGCTAAGACTTTGAACATGGACGTTGACAAGATTATCCCTGACCCCGAGAAGGTCATGGAAGTGCAGCAGGCGATGATGGAACAGATGTCGCAGGCTCAACAACAGGCTCCCGCACAACCGCCCGAGCAACTACCACCTGAAGGAATGATGCAATGAGCAAAGTAGGAAATTTCGCCGCAGGCTTGCTTGGCGGCTACGTTGGATACAAGCAACAGAAAGAAGCGCAGGCTGAGCGGAAAGAAGACCGCGAAATGATGCAGGCCATCCTTGGAAAGAAAAAGGATGAAACTGCTACCACCGCCAAGACCGTTATGGCTGAAGGCGCTGCCGCTGGAGATGCCGTTTCTGGAGCAACCGGAAAAGGCGCTGACATGATTAGCCGGGTTGGCCCGATCAATCCAATTGAAGAGCAGGCAATGGCCAACGGCGGCATGGTTGGGGAAATGCCCAAGCAGTACGACCGCTTCGGCTGGCAGCGCCAGTCGTTTAAGAAGGGAACTCCCAGCTTCTAATGGATCAAAAGGTTAGAGAGGCTCTGAACCGTCTGAGTGCCGACTCGGACTTTCAGATGTTCGTATCGCATCTAACGTCGTTGCGTGATGCGCGGCTTGTTGAATTGGAAGATGCTACGGTGGCACTCCAAGTAAACAAGTTGCAGGGCTACTGCCAAGCAATACGCGATGTCGTACAGATGTGTGCTAGGAAACCCTAGCGCACCGGAACCGGAGGAATCCGGGTTTTATAACGCCGAGAATACCGGATCGTAGGCAGAGAATACCGATAGGCTCTCTTGCGCGAAGGTCGGCTCACGGAGTATCAAAGTCATGGCTAATAGGAACGCTGAGAAGCAAGCGCAACTTGCAGAAGAGATTTACAACAAGGTCTATAGGAACACCGAGCAATCGGCTCCCGAAGTCAAAGAAGACACAGCGCAGGAATCTGCGTCACCCGTCGAGGAACAAGCAGCGGAAACCGCCGTCGCTCCCGAAGCTCAAGAGCAGAAGGAAAACGTCGAGCAGCAACCAAAGCCAAAGTTCCCCGATGCCGATCCGAATGACAAGAGCTGGGAGCAGCGGTACAAAGTTCTAGCGAACAAGTACTCTGCTGAAGTCCCACGTTACGCTGCCGAGATTCGCTCTCTCAAGTCAGAGATTGCGGAACTCAAGAAGGCTCAGGAGAATAAGCCTGTTGAGCCGAAGCGTGAAGAAACTCTGGTCAAGCCGGAAGAGGTTCAAGAGTACGGCGAGAAGTTCGTGGACTTCGTCAAGCGTGCAGCCAAAGAGGTTGTGCCTAACGACGTAAGCGAACTCAAGCAAACTGTTGAAGAGTTACGCAAGACAAATTCTGCGCTGGAAAAGAAACGATTCTTTGATGAGCTTGGAAGTTTGTCTCCGACATGGGAATCACTGAACACTGACAATGGCTTTCTTGATTGGCTTGGGGAGCTTGATCCCTACACCGGTCAGCAGCGCCAGTCTCTGTTCGACGATGCCTACGCAAAGTTAGACGCTTGGCGTGTCGCCAACTTCTTCAACGCCTTTAGCGATGGCCAGCAAAAACAGGAACCTCAAAGTCGAAAGCCGGAACTTGCGGAGCAGGTGACGCCCAAAACAACGGGCAAGACCGCGCCGCCGCAAGGCAAGAAGATTTATACGAACGCAGAAGTCGCTCGTTTCTACGACGACGTGCGCCGTAATAAATATTCGCCGGAAGAGATTAAGAGGATTGAGCAAGATATCTTCGCTGCTCAGACAGAAGGTCGCTTGAGATAAGCCCCTGTCCAGCGAAGTCAACTTAAAGGAAACTTAATATGTCTCTCGCAGTAAGTGGTAACTACTACGGCGCTGGTTCAGGCGTCGATGCCTACACCGGCAAGTTCATTCCTGAGATTTGGTCAGGCAAGCTTCAGGTCAAGTTCTATCAGACGACGGTGTTGTCTGACATCACGAACAACGACTGGGAAGGTGAGATCAAGGATCAGGGCGACAAGGTCGAGATCCGCACGGTTCCGTCGATCACGATCAACAACTACCTCAAGGGTCAGACCCTCGCCGCTCAGGTGCCGACGAATGACGTTGTTGAGCTGTTGATCGACAAGGGCAAGTACTTCTCGGTTGTTGTCGATGACGTGGACGACGTGCAGTCGGATCTCAAGCTCATGGACATCTTCACGAACGACGCTGCTCAGCAGATGAAGATTGCCGTGGACACGGACGTGCTTGGCGCGTTGGTTGGCGCTTCGGCTGCCGCTAACGAGGGTGCGACTGCCGGTGCGATCTCTGGCGACCTGAACCTTGGCGTGTCGACCGGTGGTTCTAAGGCTGCCCGTAAGGTCACCTCGGCCAACGTGATCGACTATTTGATCGCGATGGGTCAGTGCTTGGACGAGCAGAACGCCCCAGAAGATGGCCGTTGGGTCGTCATCCCGGCGTGGATGGCGTCGAAGATCAAGACCTCCGACCTCAAGGATGCCTCGATCACGAACGACTCGCTCTCGCCGCTGCGTAATGGCCGCCTTGGCATGATTGATCGCTTCACGTTGTACGTCAGCAACCTCCTCCCGTCGCAGACCGCGATCACGGGCGAAGGTGCGGACACCAGCGTTAAGGCGTTCAGCTGCTTCGCTGGCACCCGTGATGCGATCACGTTCGCGTCTCAGATCACGAAGATGGAGTCGCTCCGTAGCACGTCTACGTTCGGCAACATCGTTCGCGGCTTGAACGTGTACGGCTACAAGGTCGTGAAGCCGGAGGCTCTCGTTGAGGGCTTCTTCTACAAGGGCTAATCCCTAGTAGATAAAAGAGGGGGTGGTTGGGGATTCTCGGCCACCCTCTCTCTTTTGAATGAGGAGAGGCAAATGCTTTTGAGGAACAAGAGAACTGGTTTCGTTTACGCTTACAGTAAGGTTCTAGCAAACGATCCTGAGTTTGAAGTACACGAAGAGACTCCGGTTCCTGAGAAGCATTCCGAAGTTGTTGAAGTTGTCACCGTCCCGGCCAGCAAACGCAAGCGCCGCAACGTAGGGGAATCTGATGGCACTCACGCCAAACAACCTGTTTGATACTGTCCGAGACATCATTCAGGACACGGGTAAGGTTCGCTGGAGCGATAACGAGCTTCTTCGATACCTAAATGACGGACGCCGCGATATCGCTGTCGTTCGCCCTGATTTGTACTCGGAGACCACCAACCTCACATTGGTTGCTGGCACGCGACAGAGCGTTCCGACAGACGGAACTCGCCTCATGGATGTCGTGCGAAACGTGACTGCCGCTGATGTGGTTGGTCGCGCAGTGCGAATCGTGGAGCGTGAAGTGCTAGATGCTCAGTCTCCTGATTGGCACACAGAGCCTGCAAGCACGGTTATCAAGCACTTCATGTACGACGAGCGTGAGCCGAAGACTTTCTATGTCTACCCGCCCGCAACGGCTGGCCATAAGCTGACCATCGTTTACTCGAAGGCTCCTACCGAGATCACCTCTGGCGACCTCAACTCAACGTCTGTTCTTGCCCGAGAAGATATCTTCGTTGGCGCATTGACCGACTACCTTGCCTATCGTTGCTTCAGCAAGGATGCCGAGTTCGCTGGAAACTCGCAGCGAGCAGTTATGCACTACCAAGCCTTTGCCAACATTATTGGCATTGGCAACAAGAAACGCTTCACTAATTCGCCGAATCTCAACAACATTGGTGGCGCTGTGCCTCGTGCGGCTACTGTGGAGGCTGGGGGTTAAACATGGCTACGCTATCCAACTTCTACCCGTACGTGCTGCCTGAAGTTCCGGGCTGCCCAGAGATGACGGTTGACCTAGCGCTAAAGTCCTCGATCATCGAGTTCTGCGAGAAGTCACTTATCCTGCAGCGCGACCATGACCCACTGACAGTTGTTGCTGGCGTTGTGGATTACGACTTCGAGCCGCCTACCGGAAGCCTTGTGGTTAAGATCATGAAGGCTTGGTACAAAAGCAAAGAGCTAAAACCTGTCGCGCCTGACGAGGTGGACAAGGCGGAGTTGTATAATCGGTCTTTCTCTGGCGCGGATACAAACCAGCAAGAGCCTCAGTACATCCTGCAGAAGGATGAGCGTACGTTCTCGCTGTATCCTGTCCCAGATACTAATGCAGCCAATGCGCTAACCATGCGGGTTGCATACAAGCCAACTCGCGTGGCAACCGCATTCGAAGATGTCCTGTTTGAGGACTACGCGGAAGTAATAGCTCATGGAGCCAAGGCGCGGTTGTTCATGTCACCGGGCAAGACGTATACGAACCCGCAGCTTGCTGTTGCAGCTATGGATCAATTCGGTCGCGGCGTGAACACCGCCCGCCAGCGAGCCGTTCGAGGACATGTGCGGTCTGACTTGTCCGTTCAGATGCGGAGAATCTAATGGCCTACAGCACTACTATCCCGCTGGTCGAGGGCGACACGCTCCCGATCCTGTACATGAACTTGAAGGACAGCAACGAGGCCGCCGTAGGCCAGACGCTGGACTCGACAAACCCGGCTACGTGGGCACCTATCGATCTGACTGGATGCACCGTTCGCCTCAAGGTTCGTGCCGTAGGCTCCACGGAACTCAAGGCAACCATTGTTGGCTCTGTAACGGATGCCGTTAATGGGCGAGTCGCCTTCCAGTGGACGACTTCTGCGCTGGACACTGCTGGCACATACGAGGCGGAGGTTGAAGTGACCGACGCCACGAACAACGTGCAGACCGTGTTTGACCTGATCAAGCTGAAGGTTCGAGCCGACTTCTAATGATTCGCGCAATCTTCGAGGTTGCGGCTCCAAAACCAAGTGTTCAGGTCACAGAGCTTGGCGCAGAGACGCGCTACAGATATGCCGAGGCGCAGACCGAGTGGGTTTCCCTTGGTGCGCCTGTTGAATATGTAGAGGCCACTGCAGAGGTACGCTTCCGTAATCTTGTAGGGGACTTACGGTATATCAACCTGCAAGCTACTAACGTCTACGCAGATCCGACCCCGCCTGATCGTTGGGTCAATGACTTCCAGCTTCTTGCTGATCAGCTTGATATTGTATTCGTTAAGGTTCTGTCTGATGCCGCAGCAGCTTTAGATGCTATTGCGACGAAGAACCTTGGGAAAAGAAACGCTGACACATTCGACGTGTCTGATTCAAGCTCGCTTGGATTCGGCAAGGGAGAGGCTGATTCATCCTTTGCTACGGACAGTCAACCTACTATTGGATTTGGCAAGAACCCGTCTGATATCCAGCCAACAGCTGATGTCAGTAGGTACGATTTTTCATCAAGCAAAGAAGACTATTTTTCTGCCCTTGATGCGTATTCATCTCACCTGTACAAGCCAGCCGATGACTCTGCATCTTTAAGCGATGCACAGCACATCAACTTTGGCGGCACTTATAGCGACAATGTTTCTAATAGCGATGACCAAGTGTTTAGCTTTGAGAAAGCACTCGCTGACATCGCTACAACAGATGACATCTTTAGCGCAGAAGACGAGCTACAGCAGGCAATAGGGAAAACCCTATCCGATGACTTCTCAGTTACTGATGAGTCATCAATCGTTGTAGACTTTAATAGAGAATTCGACGAAACGCTGTACATCATTGACGAGTCAGATATCTCGTTCCTGAAAGGTAACAGCGACTCGGCAGATACATCAGACTCCGGCTTGTTGTTTATGACCGACTATGCGGACATAACCTACTTCGCCGAAGACTATGTCGGCGTTTCACGCACGTTCTAACCAAGGGGTTCTTAAATGAAACTTGTAGAAGATATCAAGGCCACTGGTCGCCTCCAGATTCAAGTGTTCGATGAGAACGGGAATCTGAAGGACGAGCGAGAGTTTAATAACCTCGTCGTCACGACCGGAAAGTCTTTCATCGCGTCTCGCATGGTAGGCACAGCCTCTGCTGTCATGAGCCACATGGCTATCGGCGCTGGCTCGACCTCGCCTGTCGCTGGCGATTCAACGCTCGGCAATGAGCTTGGCCGGGTTACGCTTGCGAGCGGAACTTCGTCTGGCGCTGTTGCGACGTACGTTGCTTCGTTTGGCGCTGGCACTGGCACTGGTGCTGTGACAGAAGCTGGCATCTTCAATGCTGGCGCTGCTGGCACGATGCTTTGCCGAACTGTGTTTGCAGTCGTCAACAAAGGCGCTGCCGACAGCATGACCGTTACTTGGACTGTGACCATCTCCTAATAGGGGTAAGGCATGTCGAATCTTACGACCCGCGCAGGGAAGGGTAGTCCGCTTACTAATAATGAGCTGGACGCCAACTTCACGAACCTCAACGCAGACAAGGTTGAGGTTGGTGGAGACCTTTCCGGTACAGCTACCGCTCCAAACGTAGCAAAGATCCAAGGCCGTGCCGTGTCTGCGGACGCGCCGGAGGCTGGTGAAAAGCTCGTCTGGAACGGTAGCGCGTGGGAGCCGTCAACAGATCCGACTGGCGAGCCTATTGGACATGCCGACAAAAGTGAGTCAACAGTCAGCTTCAACTCGGGAACTCGTACATTCACGATTGCCCCAGTTGCGGCTTCGTTCACGGTCTGGTGTAAGGGCGTAAAGCACACCTATACATCTGCTCAAACTGTCGTCATCCCAGATACGACTGGTCTGCACTTCATCTACTTCGATGCGTCCGGGGTTCTCTCGACGCAGATGACCTACTTTACGTGGGATGAACATGCACCTACCGCGTACATCTACTGGAACGCAACGACTCAGCAAGCGGTTTATTTCGGCGATGAACGCCATGGCATCACGCTTGACTGGCAGACTCACGAGTATCTTCACCGTACTCGTGGTGCTGCTATTGCTAGCGGTTTTGGCGCTAGTAATTATACGACGACTGGCGCTGGCGCGACCGATGCAGACGCGCAAATCGACATCGGTGGCGGCACGTTCTTCGACGAGGATCTTCAGGTCGATATCGTATCGACTAACACGCCTGTCGCAGGTACGTGGCAGCAGGACTTGTCTGGCCCTGCTCGGATTCCTGTTCTCTATCTTAGTGGCTCTGCTTGGGTCATAGACGAGCCGACGAACTTCCCGTTCAAGGTCGTATCAGGAGTTCCGCAGTACAACTTGTACAGCGGTGGAACTTGGTCTACCGCCCCTGTTAACAACAACGAATACTTTGTCACTTGGATTCTTGCCACGCACAACCTGACATATCCGGTTGTCGCGGTCATTAGTCAGGCTCCGACTAACCAACTGTCTGCTGCCGAGGCCATGACTTTCGAGGGGCTGAATCTCAGCGGGTTCCCGTCTGTAGAGTTCCGTCCGCTTTATAAGGTCATCTACACGCACAAGCTTGGCTTTACGAATAGCGTTAAGGCCAGCACCGTTGCCGTTTACGACCTTCGTAGCCTTCAGTCCGCTGGCGTTGCTGCTGCTCTTGTTCAAGACCATGGCAATCTCTCTGGACTGATCGACGACGATCATCCGCAGTACTTGCATGTATCGACGGTTCGCACACCGTCTGATGCAGTTAAGAACAGTTTCCTTCCGTCGCAGTCTGGCAATAGCGGCAAGTACCTCACCACTGACGGCAGCAATCCGTCTTGGGGTGCAATCCCGTCAGGCTCTCTAACCTTTACTGGTGACGTAACAGGAACCGGAAATACAGGCTCCTCGACCACGCTGACTCTCGCTAACAGCGGTGTCACTGCCGGAACTTTCACGAAAGTAACCGTTGACGAAAAGGGCCGCGTGACGAATGGCGCGTCGGCCAGCAGTTCAGATATCACGACGGCATTGGGCTTCACGCCTGAGAACGTCTCCAACAAGGCTGTTGCAGGCGGGTATGCTTCGCTCGACGGCTCTGGCAAAGTCCCGTCTAATCAGCTTCCGTCCTACGTGGATGACGTGCTGGAGTACGCTAACCTTGCCGCATTCCCCGGCACTGGCGAGACCGGCAAGATCTATGTCGCCATTGACAGCGGGAAGACTTACCGCTGGTCAGGGTCTGCGTACGTAGAGATCTCTGCTTCACCGGGCAGCACTGACGCTGTTACGGAAGGCAGTACAAACCTGTACTTCACGAATGCCCGTGCGAGGGCGGCTGTTGATGCTGCTGGCTCCCTGAGCTACAACGTCTCGACTGGCATCTTCAGCTACACGCAGCCGACGAACGTCAGCGCATTTACCAACGACAGCGGCTACCTCACCGGCATCACCGGAACGCAGGTAACAACCGCGCTTGGGTACACGCCGTACAACAGTAGCAACCCGAGCGGGTACATCACCAGTTCCGCGCTGTCGAGTTATCTGCCGTTAAGCGGCGGAACGCTGACTGGTAGCCTGTTCGGAACTCTCGGATCTTTCAGCGGCGCTGTCGAGTGGGGGAATGGGTCAAGCGTAATGAATGCCGGGAACCCGCGTTCACTGCGGATCGGATACTCCGGCGGGAACTACGGCGCAGCAGGCTACGGGATTACTTTCACGACGAGCAGCGGCGTTCACAACTACGCCTTAAATGACATCGTTTCGTGGTGGGAGGCATACGACGGAATTAGAGTGTACGCTGCTGCTGCAGGCGCTGTAGGAACACCAATTACGTGGACTACCGTTTTAGACGCGCGTCGCAACAACTCGTCGATGATCTTCAAAGGGCAGACTGTTCTCGACGCCGCCAACTACAGCTCCTACGCCCTACCGTTAAGCGGCGGAACGCTGACCGGGAATGTTGGAATTGGCTCTGGCTTCAACGGATTCAACAACATATCCGGTACCGAGCAAACGCTCTACGTTGCTAACGGCAACGTCGCATCCTTGTATTTGCACGCGACCGGTGGCTCCGGCAGAAAATACATACTGCTTTCTAGTGCTTCGGGCAATCTCTCTATCTATGACGCGAACGCGGATGCGACTCGCTTTACATTAAGTACAGGCTCCGCCAACTTCTCGGTTGCTTTGCAGCAAAGCGGAAACCAAGTTCTCCATGCAGGTAACTACGGAAGCGGTTACTTCAAGACGATCAACGGCAGTTCGATCATCGGAACTGGCGATGTAACCGTATCCGGTACTGACAGCACGAAGCTTCCTCTTACTGGCGGGACAATCAGCGGAACGGTCACCATAAATGGTGGTTCATCACAGCCGCTAAACTTAATTACAAGTAGTGGTAGCCCGTGGGGATTCGGGCTTACTCGGTCGGACGCGGGTGTATCTAGCAAGATATTCCTACACAACGGCAGCGGCAGTTGGGCGTGGGTTTACGAACACAACCCAGTGTTCTACAACGGCGGCGCATACAGCCCATTCCTGCACAGCGGAAACTACACATCCTACAGCCCCTCGCTCACCGGCAGCGGCGCGAGTGGTACGTGGGGCATTTCTGTTACAGGAAACTCGGCAAGCGTTGGTGGACTTGTCCCAGCCCAGTTCTTCAATAACATGGGGAACAACCACAGCACGTACACTAATTTCAACAACATCCCCAACTTCGGCGCTTACTACGTTCAAGGGTCTACTAACGGGCCGGGAACAGGCTCGCAACAGTTTTACGGATTCACGCTCGGGCTTGGCAACGATTACGCCTACAGTAGCTACGCGCTACAGTTAGCCATCCCACGCTATAACTACGACGCAACAAGCGGCGGCCCAGACCGTTACCTTTCTATTCGTTCTAGAGAAGCCGGAACATGGAACGCATGGCAGAAAATCTCTGCTGGATATGCCGACTCTGCCGGTTCAGTAAGTGGCGGTCTTACTACCAGCAACTACAGCAGCTACGCCCTGCCGCTAAGCGGCGGAACAGTTACAGGTCAGGCAACCTTCAGCAAGACTGACGATCATGCGATTTCTGTCGGAACTATTCGCGGAAGAGCTGTTGGCGGTCAAGGCGGAGAATTCCTGCATATATACGAACGTGTCCATATTGGCTCTCCGAGCGGCTGGGGTTCTCGTAGCGCACCAAGCTATGGCCTTTCGACATATGGCGGATGCAGCCTAGCTACCGATACTGGCTCTGTAACTATTGGCGGAAACACTGCTCTTCACGCCGGTAACTACACCAGCTATTCGCCGTCTTACAGCTACTTCGACGACTACCAGCGTGGTAACTACCGCGTCATCGCTGACTACGGCGGCTTCAGTACGTGGTACATTCGTGGCGACGGCCGATGGGTTTTCGCCCGTGGGCACGACTGGACGGTCTCATTTGACTTAAATCTAGGCAGTGGTACAGCTGGCAGTAACAATGGCTGGGCGGTACTAGGTCAGGTAACGTCGAACGCCTCCAACGGAACGTGGAGAGGCGTTAGGTTTTCCCAGTATGTAAACGGCTCGCAGGTCGACGGCGATGTGCGCGCGCAACGCTATTACCTTAATAACGATAGCGACTATATCCTTAATGCTGGAGATGGCTCTATGCGTCTCCAAAACGGCAACGGATACATCGATATTGGGCCAAAGAACTCGTCTTGGTGTCATATCTACTCAGACCGTACCTTCTATACAAACCAAGACATCTATTCCTACGGCAACTTGCAGATACATTCTGGTAACTACACCAGTTACGCCGTAGGAATCTCAAACAACTCCTCGCTAAACAGCGACAGCCGAAACACTCGCGGCGTAACTCGGCTTTATCGTCGGGATGACAACAGCGACTACAGCATCCAAACGTATTGGACAGGCTCGCATTGGTATCTCGCTGGATATTCAGGCGATAATTTCCACGCCGACTGCCGCGTTCTTTACGCCGACACTGCTGGAAGCGCAGACCAGATTGATGGCGTTGCGTTTCGCAACACAAGCTCAAACGCCGGTGTAAATGCTGACACGCTTGCAAGCAATGGCATCACTTACTACACAAGCGGCGTCACCAACTTCTCTGGCAACTCAACTGATGGCGCACTGTACTCTCAGGTGTACAGCGGCGACTGGCAGCATCAGATAGCTGGCGACTACCGCTCTGGTCAGATAGCGCTTCGCGGCAAGAATGCCGGTAACTGGCAGTCGTGGCGCACGGTTCTGGATAGCGGTAACTACAGCAGCTACGCCGTTCCGCAGTCTGACGTTTCTACCAGCGGCGGTGGTAGTAAGGTTCTAAAGACCGACGCAAACAGCTATCTTTATCTGTATAGCTGGATCAACACAGGAGGTGGCGGACTATTTAGCAGCACCAACGGCGCGCATTGGTATCCGAACAGCGGCTCCTACGGGTCATGGAGGGCAGACGGCACTCGCAACGGCTGGAATGGCATTGAGTTCGGCTCAATGAATAACGGCGTTATGAGCCTTATGATCAATCCATCGTCAAACGAGAGCGGGTTCTACAACCACAGCTATGGTTGGCAAATGCGCTGGTACAACGGCGTTGGGTATGTCGCGAAAAACGCCTACGGTGGCAACGAAGCAACTATCCTCGATAGCAGCAACTACACCAGCTACACAGCCGGTCTTTCGTCAGTTAATACGTGGACTAATACAAACTATTTCCGTTCAAACAGAAACACCACATCAAGCGACCCACCGCTTCAGGCGTTCTCAAACGACAGTGGCGGCGCAATTATGGCTTTCCATCGTGGCGGCTATTACGCCGTTAACATGGGGCTTGATAGTGACAACGTGTTCCGTATCGGCGGGTGGTCTGCGTCAGCTAACCGCCTACAGATGGATATGTCCGGCAACCTAACGATGGCTGGCAACGTCACTGCGTACTCTGATGAGCGGTTGAAGAAAGACTGGTCTCCGATAGCTGCCGGGTTTGTTGACCGCCTTGCCGGGATACTTGCTGGTACTTACACCAGAATCGACAGCGAAGAGCGTCAGGCTGGTGTGTCCGCACAAAAGATGCGCGAGATTCTTCCAGAAGTTGTCTCCGAAGATAACGAAGGAACGCTTGCGCTTGCGTACGGAAATGCTGCAATGGTTTCCGCCGTCGAGCTTGCTAAAGAGTTGGTCACGCTCAAAAAAGAGCTGGCCGAGTTAAAATCACGACTCCACTAGGAGATGACTATGCCCATTGTTTACTCGTATAAGATCAACGCCGCCCGAGTGGTGGCTCAGGATGGTTTGGCCGATGTGGTCAAGGAAGTCGAAGTCACCGTGACCGGCACTGACGGCGCGGCGAAGTTCGACCTGCCCGTCGTCGTCAAGCTTGCGGATGCTGACCCGACCAGCTTCACCGAGTTCGCCTCGCTGACCGAGGAGCAACTGGTGTCGTGGGTTGAGAACGATTCGTCGCTGGATGGCACTAAGGCGCACATCGCGTTCGTGGTTGCCAAAGAAGTGGAAAAGCTTGCGATGGAAAAGAAGCCGCTGCCGTGGGCACCTGCCCCAGAAGTTCCGGCTCCTGCTGCTCCGCCGACTGCTGAGTAATAGATGACGACGCCTACCGGCACGATTGCGATGTCCGATGTCAACGTGGAGCTTGGCAGGTCAAGCTCTGCGCTGATATCACTTAATGATGCGGACGTTCGTGCGCTTGCTGGTATTGGCTCTGGCGCGATATCGCTTAACGATCTTCGTGGAAAATCGATATCGTCTAATTACATCTTTTCAGGCGGAATTAGCTCACCGCATGTTGAAGCTTATAACTGGTCTAGTTCTGGATGGGGAAGCAAGTTTACAAATCCGACTGGTACGGCCAGTGGGTACTCATCTGCAACTTCATCTACCTACGGTCTCGTTAGAAAGGGCGAGTATGTATTCGCTGCGCTACTGAGTTCGCCAAGAATTTGGGCTAGAGTTTTTAACTCTAGCGGATGGGGTACTTTATCTGCGGCCCCACAGAGTACGCTCGATACAAGCTCAAATGCGATTGCAACTAACCCTGCTGGCACGGTTGTTGGAACTGCGAACAGCACTACTTCGCCCTACCTTCAAATATACCCTTGGACTCCCGGAAGCGGGTGGAACGGTGGCGGTTTTGGCACTTGGTACTCTTTCCCAAGCACGCCGCCAACAGGTACGGGAGAGTCTATTGCGTGGTCTAGGTCTGGAGATTTTGTAGCTATAGGTCACGCAAACTCCCCAAGAGTTAGTGTTTATCCGTTTAGTGTTTCAAGTGGCTTTGGCACAAAGGTTTCAAACCCAGCTACGCTACCGTCCACCACGGCTCGCGGCGTGGTCTTTACTAACGGAGCAATCATTGCTGCATCCAGAAGCTCATCTAGCGCTGCAACAGCCGCATTCCCAGAGGCTTGGGCGTGGAGCGACTCAACTGGCTTTGGTACTAGGTACAGCAACCCATCAAACGGGTATAAGCAGACCTTCCCGTCGTCTCTTGCCGTGTCTCAAAATGGATCTTTGGTGACCGCAACGACCTTTTATAATGACACCACCAGTTACGCACTGCCGAGCGTTCACATGTGGACTTGGAGCGACGCTTCTGGGTGGGGAACTTATTACACCAACCCAACTGGCTCTCCTTCTAGCGGTACCCAAAATGGCACCGGCATAAACGCGACTTCTGACGCGGCGGCTTATGCTGGTGCACAGTCTCCCACCGTCAGGGTTTGGAGTGTATCCAGTAGTGGATTTGGCTCTAAGTTTGCTGACCCGTCGCCTTTGACAACTGGGACTAAGTACGCTGTTGTATTTGGATAAGGAGGATCTATGTTTTATTCAGTTTCAGATACAGACAAGTATCGCGTTCTTGCTGAAAACGCAGTTATGAGAGAACGCGAGGTAATGGGATATGACATCAACATTACCAATTACACGGCAATGCTTTTGGCACTGCCGGACGATGAGTGGCCGGGTAACTTGGCTCAATACAAGACGGCGACCCTTGATCAGGTGCCGGACGAGTTCGACGACATCGTCTCCCAGTACCAGTACCGCGACCGGCTGCGTTATCTTCTCAAGACCGAGAAGGCGGAGCGGGCAAAATCGTTCCGCGTTTACGAGGCGCTATTGGCTCAGCTGCCAGCCGACCAGCGCGACACCTTGATGGCAGAAGCAATTGCCCGTGCCAACGGGCAGGTTTGATTTAACAGGAGGTAATTTGTGAATACGTTGAAGTTTGAAGTGTCGATGGAGGAAGCCAATCTGTTGATTGCGGCCCTTGCCAAGCAGCCTTTCGAGACTGTGGCTGGCCTGATCCAGAAGCTTCAAGGTCAGGCTCAGGGTCAGATGCAGCCGCCTGTCGCCGAAGAGGCTCCAAAAGCCTAAATGGTCTGGGGGCAGAAATGCCCCCGTCCCTTTGGGAGGCTCACTTAACCTACTCAGGAATAAAACATGGCAGGTTTCGTTATTCGAGGATTCCGTGGCATGCGTCCGATCCTCGACCCAAAGCTCCTTGATAATGGCGAGGCGCAAGAAGCGGTAGACGTACGCCTGTTTTCTGGGAACATTGAGCCTGTCGAGGGTAACACCATAGTTACGCCGCTGAAGACAACCACCGGGACTGTCAAAACTATTTTCCGCGCAAGGGACAATGTTGACGAAGCCATGAATTGGCTTGAGTTTACGGAGGATGTGGATGTTATCCGTTCACCGATTACACAGGATGACTATGGGCGTCTGTACTGGACGGGGCAAGATGTACCCCGCTACTCAACGGAGACCCTCGCGTTCGCCTTCGGCTCAAGCCCATACCCTCGCAATTCATACACGCTGGGAATACCCAAACCAACTGTTGTCCCACTTGTATCAGGAACTCCTGTCACTGATGCCGCAACCGTAGAGCGAACATACGTCATCACTCTGGCAAACTCTGACGCCAGCAAGGAATCAGCCCCGAGTGATGAGATCAAGGTAAAGGCACTAGCAGCGAACTCAGACGTTGGCGCTGTCGTTTCTCCGACGTTTACCTATCAGAGTTCCACATCTTACTTGGTGACCTGCACGGAGCCTCCGCGCCTCGCTGTAGGCGAATACATAGGCATCACTGGCGCATCGGATGCTGGTTGGAATAAAACGTGGGAAGTCGCATCTGTTGTTGATTCGCTACAGTTTACGATCAAGAACACACAGGAGTTTCCGGCTTCTGCCCCGAGCGGTGGCTATGTCGTAAAGAAACGATACCCGCCAAAGGTTAAGCTGTTCAGCCTCCCGACTGATAACAACGGCAACCTTGAGGTTGTCAATAAGCGCATCTATCGCAAAGTAAGCGACGTATTCCGCCTAGTGGCCATGATTCCACTGAGCGATAGCGAATATACGGATCTGCTCTTGGATGCCGACATTGCGTCTGCCGATCCGCTTGGAGGCTCGGTTGAGAACCGACCTGCCAGACCGGCAATCATTCCTGTTGCGGCCATCCCATTTGACGATGTCAGCGTCACTCCGGGTGCAACAACTGTCGCTCATGTGTACGCAATCTCTTTTGTAACGGCGACAGACATCGAAGGCCCGCTAAGCAAGTCATCCGGCGTAGTTAATGTTGTAAACGGCGTCACGGCTGTAAACATCACGCACGCTGAGACCGCCTCGTCTGATGTGACCAAGAAGCGCATCTATCGGCAAACAGTCACGTACTCCCCAACCGGCACGTACACGGCTCTTGATGCAAACTATCGCCTTGTTGCTGAAGTCCCTGTCTCGCAGTCTAGCTATCGAGACACCCAGTCTGACTCGGCAATCAACGGAAATGCTGCGCCGGGGGTGCAGAATGGAATTGATTCACCAGTCGTTTCTGGTGTTGCTACCTTCGGTGCAGTTGCCTCTCTGCCGCAAAAGATCACACCGGAAAGCCGCGTATATGTGTACACGTACGTGTCTGAATATGGAGAAGAAGGCCCGCCGTCAGATCCGTCTGCACTGATAGATATCAATGCGAACGAAGGGGTTACCGTTTTAATGGGCGGTGCGCCTACTGGTAACTACAACATCACGAAGAAGTACATTTATCGAACCTCAACAGGAACAAACGCTACCGATTATCAGTTTGTTGCAGAGGTTCCTGTCGCCACAGCATCCTATCTCGACTACAAGCGCCAGTCAGATCTCGGTGAGATACTCCCGTCTATTGATTGGCAAGCGCCGCCAACAGATATGAAAGGCTTGCGCCTGATGGCGAATGGCATCTTCGTTGGATTCTCAGGGCGTGACGTATGCTTCTCAGAGCCATACATGCCACACGCTTGGTCTCCGAAGAACTACCTTCCAGTTGACTCAAACATAGTTGGGCTAGGCGCGTTTGGCCAGTCAATCGCTGTGCTGACGGACTCATTCCCGTACATAGCCACTGGTGTTGACCCAGAGGCCATGACACTAGTGAAGACCTCGCTACAGCAGGCATGCGTGTCTAAGCGTTCTATCGTAGAGGCTGGAGACTCTGTTTTGTACGCATCTCCAGATGGCATCGTTCAGATTGGAATGGGCGGCACGAATGTAATTACCTCGAAGATCCTGTCTCAGAAACAGTGGAACGAGTACAATCCGTCATCCATTCACGCCTATTTACATGAAGGGCGTTACTACGCTTTCTATTCTAAGTTAGACGGCACTGGCGGGCTTTTGATATTCAACCTAGTTGGGAGCGATGCGCCATTTTCTATTGGCCCGCAAACAACTACCGCCGGACATGTTGTTCCAACCGCAGACTCTCTGCATATCGTCGAGGGTGGAAACATAGTCAAGCTGGATAAGTCCAGTACAAAAAAGACTTACTTCTGGAAGTCGAAGCTATTCGAGGCAGCGACTCCAACTAACTTTGCTGTCGCGCAGGTTATGTCCCCAGACTTTACTGGCGGATGCACATTCAAGATATACGCTGATGGCGTGCTAAAGCACACTCAGGTTGTTACCAGTAATGAACCATTCCGGCTGCCAGCAGGGTTTTTGGCTCGCGATTGGTACGTCACCGTTGAAGGTCAAGCCAAGGTTCAAATGATTGGTGTGGCTCACTCTCAAGCTGAGTTGAAGACGGTATGACTTCAGAGACAAAAGTCCCTGCTATACCAGATATCCAGACTGGCTCCGTTGAGTCAGTCCTTAGCGCGGTCAAGATGGTTCTTGACGTTCGAGAGGGTCGTGCTGGCAATGAGCTAGACGCCAACGTCACGTATCGAGACTTGATTGCGCTTGGTGTCGCAAAGGACGCATCAGGTCAGTTTCAGTACTCGCCATCTACCGCCAGCAGACTTGGTCTGCCGGTAAATCCTTCCGGTGTTGACCCTGATGGGTACGATCCGAAGGTAGACCTGACACCGCCTCCAGCGCCAACTAATGTGCAGGCTAACGGTGGCATCGGCGTTATCTTCCTGACTTGGGATCAGTCCGCTTACAAGAACCATCAGTACGCTGAGGTTTGGCGAGCAGAGGTTGACAACGTAGGCGATGCTACGCTGCTTGGAACCAGCACCTCTCAGGGCTTCATGGATAGCCCTAACGCTAAAGACTTCACCTATTACTACTGGGTTCGGTTTGTATCCAAGGCTGAGGTAAAGGGGCCATACAGTCAGGAGTCTGCATCTGCACAGGCCGCTGAGAATCCTGCAATAACGATTGCGCGTCTTGAGAAGGAGATCCTTGAGACTCAGTTCGCAAAAGATCTAGCCAGCCGAATCCAGCTTATCGACGGGCCTGCAGAGTTAGTCAACTCGGTGAACTACCGCATGAAGCAGGAGTTCGCCGCTCGTGTTGCCGCCATCAATGCTGAGGCTGCAATCCGCGCACAAGCACTTCTCGATGAGGCTGAGGCTCGCGGAACTGCCATTACCAATGAGCAGATTGCAAGGCAGACGGAAGACGAAGCTCTTGCCCTTGATATCACGACTCTGACTGCGACGGTCAACGAGAACAATGCAGACCTTATCGCCGCAATCGAGACCGAAGCCTCTACCAGAGCGACTGCGGACGAGGCCGAGGCTATTCAGAGAAACACGCTAGCGACTCAGATGCGCGGCGGTTATACCGGAAGTGATCTTAATCAGGTCACAACCGGACTCATATTCCAAGAGCGGAAGGCTCGCTCAGAGCAAGACTCTGCTCTAGCACAGCAGATTTCGCTACTGACTGCAGGCGTGTCTGGCGGCTTCGATCCATACGATACCTATCACTTCGACAGCTCTGTTGATGGATGGGCTGGGTCTAACTGCACGCTGTCTGTTGGCAACGGATACGTCACCCTCACTCCGACAGGCGCTGATCCTTCAATCAGCTTGTCTGCGGACTTCAACCCCGGATTTAGCGGCGCTTCATATCGGATTGTGAAGGTGCGCTTCAAGCGAGTGGCAGGCACTGGCTGGGTAGGCAAGCTGCGCTGGAAGACTTCTGGCCACGGGTTCTCTACGTCTTACGAGAAAACTATCGCAGACCCCGGAATTGGAGTCGGTGACACGACCATTGTTGACTTTGACGTTGATGGAATTACTGACTGGACTAGCGGCACGATTCTGAACATACAGATCCTGCTTGGCACCAGTTCTGATACATTTGACATTGACTGGATCTCGGTTGGCCGTAATGCGCCAGCCGCATCTCAGGCATCAATTTTGGAAGAGGCAATTGCTAGAGCCGCTGCCGACTCTGCTGAGGTACTCGCAAGACAGCTGCTTTCTACTTCAGTAATTGGCTCAACAGATCCTTCGGGCGTTACGTTTGCAACGGTAGGAGGATTGATTGGAAGCGAAAAAACTGCCCGTGCTAATGCTGACAGCAGCGAAGTTGCTGCGCGTGAGCTTCTTTCTACGACGCTTACTGGGCAACCAACAGCGTCTGGCTTAACACTTTCAAACATTTCAGGAATCATTGGGGAAGAGAAATCTGCTCGGATTGACAGAGACTCTGCCTTAACCACCATAACAAACGGTCTGCAGTCTCAGGTCAACCTGAAGACAAAGGTTTATCAGCAAAACACACAGCCAACTGCACCTCCTCTTCCGCTTACTTCGTTCACTGTTGGCGATTTGTGGATTGATACGACACCAGATGTCAACAAGATGTACCGCTGGACTGGCAGCGCTTGGGTAGAAACAACAGACGCCAGAATTCAAACCCTAACATCTGACGTATCAGATCTTCAGGAAACCTACGCAGATCTGAATGACGACGTTAATGGCCCAACTGGACTTGCCACTCGCGTCAGCGCTACAGAAGTAGCCATATCCAGCAAGAACAGAACCTATCGTCAAACTACAGCGCCTACTGGCGCACTTGTTGCTGGCGATATTTGGTTCAACACATCAAGCAATAACGCCGCTTATCGATGGGACGGAAGCAGTTGGGTTCTTACTGAAGACACAAGAATCCCGCAGACTGCATCCGCTATCGTCAATGTCGAGCAAACCAAGATAGGTTACGCAACACTTAACGCCACTGGAGAAGTGTTCGACAACAACGGCGCTATTCGCACCGCGACTGATGTTGCCGCTTGGAACTCTGCGAACCCCGGAAATCAGGCTACGTGGAATATTGGAATCCCGTTCGCCTCAGCCGTGAAGCAAGTCAGTATTTCTGACGGCCTTTCATCTGTTCGCCTTGAACAGCGTTTCACTGCACAGCGCGGCACTAATAACACGCTGCTTGGGCAGTATTCAGTCAAGATTGACAACAACGGTCATGTTGCCGGATTCGGTCTATCAAGCTCCGAAGTAAACGGAACACCGACATCTGCGTTCATTATTCGCGCAGACAAGTTTGCCATCATCGATCCGGCAAGTACGGCAAACAGCCTGACGAATACGCCGTCTGCAGATACTGTCCCGTTCTTTGTTGAAAGCGGCAACGTCTACATGAAGAGTGCGTTTATTAAAAACGCAACTATCACGTCCGCGCAGATTGCATCGCTTACTGCAAACAAGATTACGACCGGCTACATCAATGCAGTCGTTGGAATCAACGGTGCAAAGACTTACGGCACTGAGCTTTATGCTGGCGGAAGCACTAGTGTGCAGACTGACGGCAACGGCAATATCATCGGATTCACCACACAGAATCCAACGCTGTCCATAGTTGACGGCGTGGCGACGTTCGTTGCGTCTTCATTCCGCATCGCGAACTCCGCATCCGGAACGCCGACAAACGTATTTCCATTCAAGGTTGAAGGCGGCGTCACATACCTAGATACCGCAATCATAAAAAATGGCACGATTACTACCGCGCAGATAGAGAACGCTCAGATCAGCAACGCGCAGATTACTTCGCTTTCTGCTGACAAGATTACTAGCGGAACTATCTCGACATCGCGCCTTGCGATTGACTCCAATACGCTAACCTCAAGCGGCGGATTGCTGACAATTACTGGTGGCGCAATTACTAACCAGCTGATTGCCACCAATGCAAACATTGACGGCGCTAAGATTGCCAGCCTGAATGTCACAAAGCTGACTGGAGACGTAACGAAGTTCGTTACATCAAAAACGTCACCCGGAACTTTGACGACATCAGATGTAGCTGCGATGATAGTCCAGCTTCCAGCATCAACCCATGTCGATGGGCATGCCCCGTATATTCAGGTAAACGTCAATCAGTCTGTGTACGCGCAGGCCCTGACATACCTTACGGTTCAATCCGCCAGAGTTGGCGACGGAACCACAACGCCGCCGATTGGCCCGCTTACTCCAATATCTCAAGAGTTGGATGTATTTATTGACTACTACTTTGGGATCTACACCCAATATGGCTGGATACTAACCTTTAGTGGTGAGTTAGATATCGATGTTGGCGACACTATCACCTCAGAGACTGGCGCTTCTGGGCCAGTCAATAATGTCGCATTTGATGGAACCAACACAATCGTCACTGTCACCCAGACAACTGACTACCTTGGAACCGTCTACACCAGAACTCGTCCAACACTAGCCCCCGGACAGATTGGGACGTACAACACCATAGGATCAACGTACTGGGACTCCTATGACATGATCGGAACTACCCTGTTTGCCGGTCTTGGAACGACAAAGCAGCCAAGATCCTTCAAGATCCTGTTACGCGCACAGTACAACAACACAGTTACAATACAGTCTGTTAATGCTGTTGTTATGGGGATACGTTAATGTACATCCTCTGGGACTTAGATGGCCCCGCCAGTTCCCCCCAAAGCGTTCCGGGGCCGTATGGCGAGTGGCTGCCGGTTATTCCGGCAAAGCTAGATAACTTCAACCCTGTCACCCAGACTATCGCCTATGTCCGCGACGGCGGGTTTGTCCGCGAGGTGGTCAGTGGGAACTCGGAAAAGACCTACTGGCAAAAACGCAGCCGAGAGTACCCAAAGCTAGAAGATCAGCTTGACGCCATCTGGAAGGGCGGAGAGGCGATGGAAGAGATGCGCCGCCGGGTCTTGGCCGTCAAGGAGAAGTACCCGAAATGAAGGATCTCGCGAGCGTCCTGCAGCAGAACATCGGTAATGTACTCACGGAAGAGCTTGCGCTTGGGATCTTGTTGTCGGTGTCTGGCAACGATAACCAATACATCAATATCATGGACATCCCGGCTGAGGAATACGGGGATGCCGTTATCAATGTCGAGTTCCTCAAGGACTGCTTGGAGGAGATCAAGCCAGTCCATGCCCAGCACTGGGCCGAGACCGAGTCCTATCGGCACGGAATAGCCCTAGATCCAAACTACGAATACATGTGCAACGCTGAAGCGCAGGGCCGCTTTATGCTGTTCACGGTTCGGGTTGCTGGCCGACTGGTCGGCAACTGCATGATGTACTTGTCCAAGAGTACGCATACCCAGAAATGGGTGGCAGAAGAGGACACCATTTTCATTCTCCCCGAATACCGCAAGGGTCGGCTCGGGGTGCGTCTCATCCGATACGTGGAAGACGTTCTCGTAAACATGGGTGTGACGGAGATTCGTGTAACAGTTAAAACAGTCAATGAAGTTGGTCGGCTGTTACAGCATCTCGGATATGTCCACACCGGCAACCAACTGACAAAGACTTTTCAGGAGTAAGAGAATGTGCAGTGACGCTCCCCCGCCGCCAGATTTCACGCCGCTCGCAAATGCGATGCGCGAAGTCGGCGATAAGATGGCAGCCCTTGGCGAACGACAACTGGCCTTCGGTCAGCAGCGGTATCAGGAAACTATGCCGCTCTACCAGCAGCTAGTCTCGTCCAACCTTGAAGGGCAAAAGCTGGCTATGGAGATGGCCAGAGATGCCGCCAAGGAGCGGATCAAGTACCGCGCCTTAGAAGACAGCATCTTGGAAGAGACGCAGCGCTTCAGTGAAGCCGAAGCGGCTGATCGTTTTGCTGGTCAGGCTGGCGCGGACGTTCAGCAAGCTCTCGGGCAGCAGCGTTCTGCGGCAATGCGAAACCTGACGCGCATGGGTGTTAACCCGAATGCTGCTCGGTTTGCTGCGCTGAACAACGAGTTCGCCTTGCGAGGCGCTGCCGCCACCGCTGGTGCCAAGACTTCCGCAAGATTCGCCGCGCAAGACCTTGGTCAGCGTTTACGATACAACGCCGCTGCAATGGGTCGCGGGCTGCCTGCACAGCAGCTTTCGGCTATCGGCACTGGCGTACAGGCTGGTGGCGCTACGAGTGCGCTTGTTCAGCAGCAGAATGCTCCGATGTATGCTGGCTTCCAAGGCGCGATGGGCGGATTGCAGGGCCAGATGGGCGGCATTCAAGGCGCTGGCAGCCTGATGAACATGGGCTACCAGAACCAGCTTGCCTACAGTCAGGCCAACAGCGGACTGGCTGGCGCACTTGGCCAGCTTGGCGGCATGGCTCTCGGCTATTTCATGCCCGGAGCAGCAGACGGCGGTCAGGTAGACGACGTAGTCAGCGATGCTCGCAAGAACGAGAACGGCTCTGGCGGAAAGATCACTGGCCCCGGCACGGGAACGTCGGACAGCGTTCAGGCAATCAACATGTCTGACGGAACTCCGATTCGCCTGAGTAACGGCGAGTACATCATCCCAGCTGATGTCGTTCGAGAGAAGGGCAAAGAGTTCTTCGACAACATGGTTGAGAAACATCACACGCCTGTACGCAAGAGTCGTCGGCGCAAAGCTCTCAGGAAGGGTTAATCATGGCAAGCTTCGCAGAAGGTATCGTTCAGGGTCTCCAGCGTCAGCAGGAGTTGAACCTGCGTAAAGCTGAGCAGCGCCGTCAACAGGCCGTCAGCATGTC